GGCAGCGTCAGATGTGTATAAGAGACAGGTAACATTAATTTTTTCAATTTCGGGTACTGGAACATGAATTGGATATTGACTCGTTTTTAGATCATTATCTATGTAATGTGGAATTCCATCCGGCATATATCCAATAATACTTCTGTTTCCAGTTTCATTACTAGAGGGTTTTGCAAAGCCATAACCACTGTAAAAATCTTTTCCTCCAAACAAAACAAAACCTTGCTTATCATAATATTCGCCAGCATCATATGGATTTTGTTTTCCTGCTCCATTGGAACAAACCCGTATCCACGGAGACATCGGACCCCGATATTTTTTCCAATCTCCATTTTCTCCCCACCCGCCTTTTGTTCCATCAATGTACGTAAAACTTCGATTCACCTTACGGCGATTTAACTCATCTTGTATTTCCTCGGGTATATTTGAGGGTTCCCACGGAATTATAGGCTGTGGCATAACTTCTATTGTGAATTTAACCTAGCAAACTTTCCAACAATATCACTGACATTAACAGGAATACGTAGTGTTAACCCAGGCTCAACACTCATACGTCCTTTTCCAATATGATTGGCATTGGCAATAATCCAATATAACGTTGGATCGCCATAGTATTTATATGCCAAAGTATCCAGGTAATCTCCTTCATTGGAAACAACTTGTAAATCTCCATCTGATGGAAAGACTGGAGGATATATGGTGGATTTATACACCCTCTTTCCATCATATCTATTATGTATTAAAACCGAATCATATCTTCTCATAATTTATGGTGTTAAGCTTCTTCCAAATGGATTTATTTCAGGAACCCGTGGTTTAGATAGAGCAGGCGCAACTTTTATGGGTGCTATGTTATTAGTTCTACTACCCCCAGTGGTATTAGGAACAGGAATATTTGGTTCTGTGGACAATAATCTAAATGGTTTTGGACCCTCGGGGGTTTCAGGTTCATATTGTGGTATGTTCGATAAAACTGCCTCCGAAGGAGTGAGTGGAGAACCCGGAGTCGGAGCCGCCGGTGGTGGAGGAACAACTGCTTGTTGTATTACATTAACCACAAGGGATTTATGGAACTTGTTGGGCGATTGTCCATTCGGTACTGTAGCCGTATTCCAATCACTCCAAGTTTCATCTCTCGGAGCATGTCCAAAGTTTGCCCCACCAGTAACCGCACGTTCTTTTTCAAGTAGAATTAATGACAAGGCAATATCCAACTCTCGTGGAAGTTGACCATAAACCAGATTTGGAGCTTTAATATGATCCGCCAAATAATGCCATTCTTCTGCATTGAATTCATTTTGCGTTTCCCAAGTAGCATCATCTGGAATTGCAATTCCTACTGATTGAATTAGAATTGGTTGATCTTTATAGAGATCGCCTAATGTTAACATAACCATCGGAGGTACCATAAACCTATTCATTGCCCCTGCAAACGTACTAGTCGTATAATTGGATGGCTTGGTCAACGTAGCAAGATAATTAACCCGTTGCCACGTAGGAGCCAGTTCCGACAAACTACTGATAACAACATGTATATTAAAAGTTAAACTGCGATTGAAACCTCCATATGAATATACTTTGTCGCCACGACCGATAAACTGTAACTCTTCCCACGAAACATTGCTTGACTCAGCTAGTGATTTAATAGCGGAACGAAATGGAATATATTTTTCATTAACCACGTCATAGAAAAACAAAGCAATTTGATCATCATGATATGGTTGCCATGTAGATTTCCCTCTAATACCTTCACTAACCCGATTACCATCTTTATCCAATGAAAGTGCATTAACTTCAAACGCACCATAAAAATCTCGATCTCCCTTCGAATCCAACACTGTTAACCTGTTGATAGTATCAAATTGTCCATTGGTTGGGAATCCTTTTGATAACCGTGGCGAAGCTGCTACATCATAATCTACCATGTGAATATTCCGATAGGATTCCAAAACACCAAGCGGATAATTATATGGACTCTTACCCCTACTTCTCGCTTCTTCAGGCGCAATACTATACAATCTATCATATCCACTTTTTGCAGAATTACCACTTCTAACTACAGAAGATTCTTTTGGAACATTTACTTTGTAAATAAGTCCGTCTATTCCACCCGCTTTTTGTATATTTGCCAATGATTTCTTCAAATCAGCATTGGTCTGTTCTATATCATCTTTCTTGGTTCTCTTTGTTATGTACTGATTTGATACTTTGACATACTCAGAGTATGTGTTTGAAATTTGAGGATTTGGATTTTTGACATATGATGTTTTTCCGGCAATCCATTTTTGTGAATAAGGAACTTCATCGCCCTTGGCAGTTACATATTTGAACTTTGTTGCACCTGCTGCTACCATTAAATCATAGGCACCTTCATCACTTCTAGCTTTAACTCCTGACTGAGTTTTTGGAATGAAGTTAGCAAATAACGACTTAAACATGTTCTTAGCTACACTGCCAAACGTAGAAGTAAGCTTTCCAGAGGGTGCCCACGCTGCTTGGAGATGTGCCAATCCACGCTCGGCAGTACCAGCACGAATAAGTCCTTTACCACCGACTCCAATCATTACATCTGGCAACGCCCCAGCAACAGTGCCAAAGGGAGGATTGATTTTGGGTGGACCAAATAACGCATCAGGAATCGCATTACCAATTAATGTTCTGGCAATACCGCCCAAGCCAGCCGATGTATCAAAATTACGTTGTGGACGCATTGTTCCCAACGCCAACCCCATCCCTGCGGCAATAATAGGTGACGTGGGATTGTAAATGCGAGTTTCGTTAAACGCCTGTCCAGTTTGAAGAAGAAACTGTTTTCCAAGAAACACTATTCCTCGGCCAGACCCAAGAAACTTTGCAACACGGACCACATCAATTGGAGCCGAACCAATCGGAAACATCCTGGAGTCATATTTTCTAAGTGCCGACAATCCTTTATCCGATTCGTCAATATAGGTATAATAATATGGCTCTTTTGTAAACCCCTTGATAAGAGTCGTGTCATAATCCGCATAAGGAGATAGACGATGATATAAAGAATGATAATTAGCTCTCCATATTGATTCAATCTTGTACGGTTCGGGCATTTCTGGATAATCCAGCGGCTTCTTAATCAATGCCCAGGTCGCTTCTATGTTTGGATGATATACCATATCTATAAATATTTGTTAAATCGGCTTCGTTATGCTTTGTTCACTCCATATCCTCCACGGAACTCAGTCTGTCTCGCTGTAGTTGCTGATAGAAGCTGTCCATCCATATTAATACCAATCTTGCCAGCATTCAAATCTGCTCTTAGACCATTTATAGCCGTCACCATTTCCTTATTTGCCGCCAATAATTCTGCTATTGTAGTATCTTTTGATGTCGGTGTCTCACTTACTTCAGTAGTAGGACTAGTCCCAGCTAACGCCGTCCCCTTCGGAGTCACCGTGACCGCCGGCACATATGCCGCAGCCGCCTTTGTCTCAACCGGTTTATTCAATATATCAGTAAGTCCTCCACGTAACTTATCAGCAACGCTGCCCATACCAGGAATCTTATCAAAAATCCATGCAAGTGCTCGTCTCCAAGGAGAAGTTAATGCATCAAACATCATCGCTCCAACAGAAACAAGACCCTGAACCATTAACAACCCTATCTGAGACGGAGATTGTCCAAGAAATGGTTTAATCGCTGCCCATGCTATAGCAAATCCAGCTTTTACATAATGCCCGAACTTTTCCCATAACATCATAAGTCCTTTAGAAGCCTGTACTATTAATCCAATGGGAGTAAACCACTTCCACAGGAATGTTGCTACTGGACCAATATATTGCCACAACCATTTAACCTTTTCCGCAATCCAATCAAATCCAGGTATTATTGCTCTCAATACTCCCATAACAGCCCCCTTAAGTTTGTCTCCAAAACTTCCAGTAGCAGAATTCCATCCAGTAATAGCTCCGTATATTGCTTGAACTGCTGTTACAAGCCATCCAACAGGTCCAAGTAACTTCAAAAATGGGGATGCCATTTTCATCACGGCTCCAACCAAAGGACCCATTTTACCTAGAAATGCACCAATTTTAATAAATGGAGTAAGAAGACTATTGCCAAACCCCGCCATCTTTAGAAAGAACCCAGAAACTTTAGCAGATTTTTCAGTCCATATTGCCAAATTTAATCCGACGCCTTCAAAAATCTTTGCTACTCCGTACAACGACCCAGCCCAAAAGGCAACATATTTTCCAGCATCAATAAGTGGTGGAACAATAGATAATGCTATATCAACTACTTTTAACAATGGTCCTGAAATCTGCATCCAAATTTCATTCCATTTTTGAGTTATAGCCGTCAACCTTTCTTGATTGGCTTTTTTCATCATTTGCAATTCCAAATTCTTACCTTCGGCTTTAAGCGTTGCTTCATTGGAAAGTCTCATTTTTTCATACATTTCGTACTGCGCTCTGATTTTTGGATCTGCCGAAGTTCTGGCCAATTGCAACTGTTTATCGGCTTGAATCATCTTAGTAAGTTCCTCAACACTTCGTCCAGTTGATTTAGCAAATGCATTCATCTGAAAATAATCCAAATTTTCAAAGTCAACTTGTTTTGCTACCCGAAGAATCTCTTTAGTCGAACCTTCCAAATCACGATGATAAGCTAACTCACGAGCTTTCTGAAGGTTAATAGATCTACCCAACAATACCGATGCTTCCATTTCAGCGTTGATATTATCCGTGAAGTTTAAGATTTCAGCACTGGATTTGGCCATATCACCCAATGTTGTATTTAACCTACGTGCCTCTATAGCTGCCCGAACAATTTGGTTTGGTACCCGAGACACCATTGCCAACGTGGTACTAGACATCTTTGCAACATCTTTCATTATCGCCGGCAATGGAACTCCACCAGCAGCCGAAAGGTTGGCGGCAATGTAAGCCATGTTTTGCTGTGCTTCCATGGTACTACCAGACACAGCAGCCATATTCCGCATAAATCCAGCACTATCTTCAGTCGAAACTCCTAATTGAGCCTGTAATAATGAAAGCGTCTTAACCAAATCTTTGGAGACATTATGAACTCCACCCATCTCTTGGCCAAGAGACTGAATTGATTTATATGCACCATCTATTGTAACCCCAACCGAAGTAAACTCGATGGCTACTTTTTGTGCCATATCTCTTAATGCCGATGCAGAATCCCGAGTCATACCCATAGCTTTGCGAAATTCCCAAGCCGCTTTATCCATACTCTTAAAGACTGCAAATATTTTACCAAACAAAAATAATATAGGTAACAACCCTCGTTTTGCAATTGTTTCTAACAATTGAAGTTCGGCTGTTTGTGCCGCCCTTCTTTGAGCCGCACTTGCCATTGATTGTTGAAGCTCTCTCCTCATTGTTTCATCGGCTGTAACACTATGTTTAAGACGAAGTTTTTCTTCAAGTTGTAGGTCTTTTTGGATGTTTTTATGAAGCTCGTTGGTTCTTTTTACTACTTGGACAATGTCCACAGACAATTCTTTGTTAAGCCCAAGCATACTAAGCAACGTCGTATTTTGCCTAGCCATCGACTTTTCTATATCAAGTTGAACATTATAGTACTCGGTTGCCGCATCTTTCAATTCGGCTGCGTCCTTAGCATCATATACTCGGGTTAATAGGTTTGGGTCGTTTGCCATAAATCAAATGTCTCTAAGTATAAATATGAACCACTTCGCTTTTTCACTTGACAGTCTATAAAAAGGGAGTATAATGGGTAGCATGAACGAAGAACCAAAATTCAGTCTCATTGACACGGTCAATGAAAACGCAAGAGAAATTGGGCAAACTGCTCTTGGAATAGCAGTTATGGCCATAATTATTGGTGCTTTAGTAGCCCCAGTATTTGCTCCGTTATTCGAAAGTGGACTGGAAGACAAATACCGAACTTCGTTCGGAGATCCCGACTATGATCTGGTCAGAAAAAAAATGTTCAAGATTAAACTTGGACTGTGGATTTTTGCCGGCATAGCATGGATTGGATTGGTTTTAACCAACATGTTTTGGAAGGGCTAACCCCGATTGATGGCCGGACCTCGGACTATTTTAGGTGCAGCATCGTTTCCACTTTGGGCACGCTCGTACTGAGCACGTTCCTTTTCTTTCGTATTAGTCAACTTACGAACGTAAAACGTGCGATATTGAACTGGCATGGAATACACAGCCTCATAGCCAAGTTTACCAATGTGGCACAGGTCAAAAATCAACTCATGAAGCTGAACCTTGTACTTATCGGTTAGGCCAAAAAAACTCCACGCCCATTGGCGTTTCCTCCTTCTTCTCATTTCCACAGTGAGCACATGAAAAGTCAAACTTGGTATCTAGGTCGGGCATAGTTCCCCGAATATGGGTTCGAAATGCCAAACTATCTTTAGATAACAACTCGTCATTCACAAACTTGCGAATACGGGGTCGCTCGGCAACGCCATTTACACTTGTAATAATATTGGCAAGGCGAGTGGTTACTTCATGGGTAAAATCTTTCGTTATTTTGGCCATACCTTGAAGTTCGTTTTCGATGACATTCTCATCTTTTTTAGTAAGGATCTTATAGGTAAGAACAAACTTTGAATGTGGTAGGGTAAACGTAAATGAGTTTTCTCCCTTGGGATACTGTTCAAAGTCGAATGGACGATTATCCATCTTACTCAAATCAACCGTCACCGCATTCTCTTTTCCACAGCGACCACAACTTAACAATGCGTCATATTGATCACCATACGCCAAACGACGAATGGCGTAGAAGGCGGCATTGCGGTCACAGACAAACATTTCATCGAGGTCAATGGCTTTATTAATTACTACTGACTCTAATAGTTTATCTAGGACAATGTTTTTGGTGATTAGGTTGCGAGAAGTAAGAATATCTTCTTCCTTGGCCGTCATCATCTTAAGCTCAAGTGTGCCTGAAGAAAGAGGACTGGTCGTTGGATAAAACCATCCTTTACTAGGAAGATTGATTACTTCCGTAGGAAACTTTGATTCTGCTTTTGGTTGTGGGGGAGGGATGGGTGAACTAACACTCGGCCTTGTGATTGGAATAATTTGATCGTTTGCCATAACTTCTATAATTGTTACCTTTGAAATACATAGAACAAATTATAGATTTTTGACTTATTATATTTAGCCAGCGCCCTTGAGTCTTTGAATATCTCTTTCAAGTCCAGGTTTCGTAAACCGTTTAATCTGATCGGTTTCTCGCTTTTGCATATCCATTTTTGACTTGGCAGTTTTCAACTCAGCTTCTTTGGTCTTTATGTTATTGCGTCGAGCGATTTCCTTTTCCCGTTCCATCCGTGCTTTCAAACCAGGAGACATTGCATCTTCGGGTGGAGTATTTGGATCAGAGCTAATGGAAGATGCTGTGGGGTCTGCTTCCATTGCCTTCTTATCCTTCATAGACATATATTCTGCCACTACACGCCTAGCAATAAGTTGTAGAAGTTCGTTTAGTTGAGATTCTTTCATTTGAAATTATTTCTTATCCAACATTTCGTTGACCATCTTCCTGATTACTTTTACCAATCGTTCATCTACGTTTTGCACCTGAGTCTGGCCTCCAGATTGCATTCGTCGAGAAAGCTGAGTTGGAGAAGCAGTAATTGGATCAAATTGAGTTGACACAGGCATACTGGTTGGAGTCCCTGTTAACTCGGCGGGTGAAATGGATTGATCTTTCGCTATTTGGAGACTCTTATCTGCCATCAAAAAGATTTCATCTGATTCTGGGTCGTACTTACCAAGATACAAAAACAAAGACGCATGAGGATTATTTAATACACTCTTGACTGTACGTGTGGTTGCCAAAGCAACTTTGGTGCGTGGACCTGCTTTTGAGGATGCAATCTGATAAAGTTCTCGCTCTAGCGCAGAATCACTACCACCTCGAATTTTTTGTAAATCAAGCCGTGACTTATCCCGTGGATCAACCATTCTAATGCCCGTCAATGTTGGAGTTGGGTCTGAAGGTGGAGTTTCAGGCTCGGATGGTTTTTCTGGAGTTGTATCTTTGTCCTTTGGAATTTCGGGTTGCTCAGCAGTACCTTGTCCATCGGCTGGAGGGGCAGGAGCACCTTTGGTTTCATCATCGGCTTCCTTTAAGTGAGGGCAAGGCCCGATACCCTGAGCATGTTGATTTTCTGCACGATCAACTTTTCCATCATGACATCCCGGAAAATCACATGGAATGGCTTCATGATAAACGTTTTCTCCAGAACCATGATTCCTCAAAGTCCCTGAAAAATAACCTTTGCCTTTACATTTCTGACAAGTATTAGACTCGGATTCCTCATTTAATTGTCTTAAGACTTCACGTACACAATACCGGGTAAGATATTCCAATAGTTCTTGCTTCATATACAATAATTCTTTAAGTTGACATCTTATAAATATCGTTATACCTAATCAAACAAACAACAAAAAACCCCCGAACCGAAGTCCGAGGGTTCTTATAGCTTCCGCAAAATTAATATTGAAGTATGGCGTAGTCGTAGCTCAGCTTGAGCGTAACTGTGACAGGATCTCCATCATCCGTCCAATCCAAATCACCACCATCATACGACGTTGGGAATGCACCTTTCAAAGTCCATTCTTCTACTTTATCACCTACAGGACCAAGCACATCAATAGTGACTTCTTTCTTGTAAAAGTCTTGGTAGCCGTCACGTCCAGTTACAGACTCGTGGGATAGACGATACCATTCAAAAACGGTTTGTGTTGCCGAAGGCACAATGGGGTCGTACAACTCAATGTCAATCTCTTCCCATTTGGTTTTGCCCTTAAAGAACCATTGCAAATTAATATAGTCAATGGTCTTTCGCTCTTGTGTCCATTTTGGGCGATTGGTCTTACGAATAAGATACTGGGGAATGCCATCAATATACATTACAAAACGATTCTTGGTCTTTGGTTCCCAAATCGTATAGAACATTTCGTTGTTTGTTAAAAGGTCTGCCATAAATAAATCCTCGGATGTTACTCGGTCTGCTTATAAATATCTGTCAAGTTAAGAAATAAACAGAAAATTATGCGGTTGTCTTGATAAACTCAAACGCTTTGATAGCTCCTTTTAGAGTGGGTTTAATTTGTATTGCCCGATGTGTATTACAACAATACCAAGGTTTTCCATCAACTATTGATTTCCATATAGCAGAGGTTTCCTCTCCATTGGAACCATGATGCCACACTGCCCCACCTTTAATCACTTCCGATCTTTCTTCATCGGTGAGAGGTCGTCTATTTTTCTTCAAAGTATCCTGTTTTGGAGATTCTAATAACAAATTCTCACTCATTCCATGGGCATGTTGCATTGTTGAGCCTTTTACTGTAAATCCCAAAACGTCCTTGGGATCTAGTATTTTATGTTGTGGATTGGTTTTCCCAAGCTTTTTCTGTATCCATCCTTCTACCGCATCTCTACGATCCTCCTCGGGTGAGGTTTTCCACCAATAAACAACATTCAAATCCTCTCGGTATCTCCAAGAAGTATCTACATCGGGGTTAATGGAATGATCCATTCTCACTAAACCACCATGACTATCTTCACCAGAATCCGCACGCATAACCTTTATTTCAAGTGAAGGTTTCACATAACCAATGTATAAATGTTTTGGGTCCACCCCCTCAGTTATTGCTTCACTTACCATCACCGTCTCTTTTTCCATCTTCGGGGTCTTTGGAGCATCTTTACTACGAATCTGCCATCGGTTACCAGGAATATGTAATCTATCATCTTCGGGTCTGCCAGCGCCATATCCTTCCTCTACTGGTGCATTGATGTATTCCATTCGACGTTTTATCTCGGCGGATATTCTCTTAAACTCAGCGACTTCTCGTGCCATTTCTTGTGGATTATGTTCGGGACGTTTTCGGAGGTACAAAATAGCACGACCAACCTTTGCTCTAAGTGCAGCAAGATTATCCAAGGTCATCTTATCCAGACGTAAATCACCAGTGTCAGTATATTTGTATTGTGAGGGTCTGCGAGGAATGGTTTGCTTAAGATCTTTTTGGCTTACTTCATCAACATGAAACTCAAAATCATCAAACCTGTCATAGATGGAAGTGTGCTTGGTGACTGGAAATCCTCTATGAATAAGATAGTTATTAACCAGTTGTTTTTGTTCTTCATCTGGAATACCAATATCTGACCATTCTACTGTACCGCCCATATAACGAAAACGGCGGCGACCCATAGGATTTCCGTTTTTTCCATGATCTTGATTTCCAAATGTATCTCTGGAAAACTCTTTGAAAAGCACTTCATCATATGCTCCAATAGCACCCAATCCAAACCTTGCCTCGGGTGGATAATAAATGACTTCGGCTTCAGTCACCGTCATCTCTCTGTCATATGTGACTGTGATTGCATCTTTCAATGCTTTGATAAGTCCTTTAGAACGAAGAATCTTAAAAACAATATTCTCCATACTCAACTCACCAGCCGTGTCCAACCCATATTGACGAAAAGCATCCAAATACTTTTTCACGACTTTCATCGTTTCACGATCTCCACTTCTCAAAGCGGATTCAACATATTTCTTCATTCCAGCATACTTTGCTTGAATTGCATACTTATCTATCTGAAGATTTTGTGGTACGGGTTTTCTTATCCATTGATCTTTGACCAAAGAATAAATGCCAGTTACATGGGGCTTGACTTCTTTGGTATTTTGAAAATTAAGTTCAACTTTATGTCCCTTAACCCCAACTTGATGTTCCATGTTCCATTGTCCACTTGCAGTCTTCACCGCTTTACCAGCGGTTTCTGGAGGCATCTGAAGTTTATCATAGTCAATGATAATATGAACATCCACATCACTATCAGGGCTCCAGTTGTAATTTGCACTAGACCCCATTAAATAAATGTCAATAATAGGAGCTTTGAACTCCGTCTTTTCGTAAAAATCATATGCCATTCGCAACAGGTTAACTCGTGCCCTTGGATCTAAATGTTGATACTCATCCCAAAGTTCGGGACACAATCTATCGTTGTAAACACGAAAACTGGACATATTTTTATGGTTCTTCTACTGTAAAACTATACGCCGCTTGTTGCACATCTTGTACCTTTGCCAAAAATTTATGGCAGGTAACTTTTAGTGGAATGTGTGTCCCATTCAAAAAACGACATTCCCCATCATAAAACTTCCCCGTTCCACCCAGAGGAGATACTATCTGTGCATCTGTTGTGGATTGCACTGGACTTTCGGTTGTAAGTGAAGTTGTATTTACTGCCATCATTTCTCCGCCATGCTGTTGCTTCAAATACTTTTCCTCGCCACCGGGAGGAAGCTCTTCCCGAATCAATCCCTTACAATCCATGTGTCTCCACGTCTTGCCTCCGTCTTCGGTGTACTCTCTTCCTTCACGAATTTCTTTTTTACAATGCCCACAAACATCATGAGCACGTTGAAAAAATTCCGTTATTGTCTCGTCTATTAGGGTTTTCAAATCTTGATCCATAGATATAAATATCAGCGATGAAGGTGTTTCAATATCTCCGTAAGGTTTAATGGAGCGGCAATATCTTCCAGTTCATAGATGGTCTTTTTATAGCGGGAGTCTTTATGAAGTATGCCATATCCTCCGGCGGTATTCCAATCTTGAATGGTATCCTCCATATCATCCACCAAAATAGCATCGTGAGCCGCCTTTTCCTTTTTGAAAAACCTTCGTGGAACAATGAAAATCCTAGATTCTGGCAAATTGGGGGTTAAATTATTAGCCAACCATTGAAGTTTACCCGCTTTTACCATCACCCCCCGCTCTGGGTCGGTTGTACCCATCGAAGACAGAATACAGACCCTTTCAAACAAATCCTGAGCACTCTTCCATAACGCCTGCCCACCACTGGTCCATGGTAAATTTGCCCAGAACGAAACCCCGGCTGCCAAGTACTTGCGACGGGCTTCTTTTTCTCCTTCAGTTTCTTTGGTTTCTGCAATAGTTTTGCCGTTTGCAAGGGTTCGATACCCAGAATTGAAGTCAACAAGCACTCCGTCCATGTCTAGGTATAAGGTATATTCGGTGTTCTTCATTCGGTATAAAAACTTGACACTGACTAAAAACTACTGTACAATCGAAAAGTACAAAGAATAAATAATAAGTACTAAATAATTAAAGTACAAAGTACAAAGTACAAATTACAGGAAATTTGCTCTTTGAAACGGGTTGATAAACCCTTCATTAAGTTTTACTCTATGTTCTTTTGTTACTGAAGGTTCATCGGGTGGATTCCCACCCGAAACTTTGAATGCCGCTTTGATCATGTCTTCCACTGATGCTTGATCAGGATCAAGCCCCATTGTCTGTATTGCATTCAATATAGCTTTTTTAGAAGTTTCCGGACTATAATCAAGTTCTATCAACCCTTGAATTGCAAGCTGGACCTTCTCCAATGCCAACAACTCCTTTGGTGCAGATGCTAAAAGTTCTTTTGCTTTCCTCATGTACGCTTCTGCTGCGGATTGTCCTCCTAGTTGCACCATCGCTTGATCCACATAATATTCTGCATCTTTTGGTTTCCATCCTTGTTTAACAAGAATTTCTTTTGCCATAATAGCTTCTGGGTTTTTTGCCTGTTCTTCCATTGCTTTATTAAAAAGGTCATCTGCGGTCATGTCCGCAAGAGCAATCCCAAGTTTTTTGGCTGTTGTTTTAATAATCAATACCGCCGACTCTTTATCTACTGTCGGATGTGAGATTCGATATTTGTTAATAGCATCGTCAATTGTTTTTTCAACTTTGTCAAATTTTTCTTTTAACAACGGAAACTTTTCGAAATACCCCACATCTTTCAATGCATTTCTCCATAATGCTTGTTCTTTAGCATCAGTACTATGATATCTTGCCATGATGTCATTTACACCAAGGGTTCTGTTTATTTCTTTCCCCCTAGTAATTCGAACTTCTCCATTTGAATTTGGTGGAATTACTAATCCGAGTTCATCTTTAGTTTTTGATACAAACTCCATTGGACCTTTTCTACGAATAATAGCATATAAAGCAGGTTTAAGATTATTCAAGTGTTTGGTTACTTCAACTTTGTTTGTTGCTTTTTTATAGACGCTTTCCATTCGTCGATCAAGTTGTTTCATGAACAAAGAAAAACTTGGATTATATCCTGGGACTCTTGGGTTGACTTGATCATCATAAAATCTTAAAATATCTGCCTTTTCCCACTTAGATTCTTCTGGATTTCTCACTTCAATTGAAATTGTATTTTCATGTTTATTCCATTCCCAATATACTCTAAGTACTTTTTCTTTTCCGCTTGGTAAAGTAACTAGATATGGTTTATCTGTAACTTCAATTGAATATTTGCCTGGGTATTTGTGATATAAGCTTGCAAAATCATATACAAACTCTCCAGTCAAGTCAATATCTTCCTGAGATTGTGCAGTTGCTTTTCTCCTTATAGTTTCGGCGTCATCTTCTGTGGAATCTTCGGGAGTTGGTGTAACTGGTGTAGTTTCTTCTGATACACTTGGAAGCGGGGTTGGAGTTTGCTGTACATAAGTATATCCAGTTGGTTTTCCGTTAGCATCCGTTCCAGATGGAACATAATATGCTCCTCCATTTATACTTGACGTAGCATTCCATTCGTCTGGTTCAGTTACATGTGGCTCTTCCCACGATTTAGGAAGATAATATCCACCATCTGCCAAAGGTTTGGAATAATAATGCGCCGATAGTTTATCACTTTTTATACGTTGCCATAGAAGTTGAACTGCTGCCCCTACTAATGCAACAAAATCATTTGGTACTGAGTTACTACCTGTATTGGGTTGTGCCGAACTTGATTGTGGAGTATTAGTTGGAGGTACTCCCGGTGGAGGAACAACGGGCGGTGCTTTCGCCGAAACCACTGATTTGGAAATTGATTCTACTTTGTCAAATGCGGCCACATCTCGTGGGTCAGTTAAGTTTGTTTTTACACTTTGAGCAGCCACATTGTTTGTTTGAAGATTACGAACGCTTGCCCTAATAACCGCCAGAAACCTATAGTAAATATCCTTGACGGCTTTCGCATAAGTATTAACAATTTGCGTGGCATTGTTTGTTGCCAGCACTCTATTCACCTTAAAATTTTCTCTATGCCCCTCGGTCAACAATGACTCCATAAGTCCCGGCTTCTTAGGTGATCTTTCTCGTGACCACGGTGGAATATTCAAAATTCCAGGAGCAACAGCATTTTTTGTTTGTGGATCTATATTAGGTGGAAAAACTCCTCGTTTGGAAAGGATGTTATACAAGTTCACCAGTTGATTTGCAGTGTTAGTCTCAGCAGAAGTCATTGGAGGGGTTAACCTCTTCAACTTGTTGATTACACTATCAGGTCCTTCCGAGAACGGTCGTAGAAGACTTTTTAACTCATCAGTAAAGTTGCGAAATTTGGTCTGAATTATTGCCGCAGATGGTTCTTTAGTTGGAGTTCCTACTTCAGCCAATGTTCGTTGTCCAAACTCAGTTCCTCTGGCAAGTGCCCGATCAAACGTACCTTCTTCCACATAAGGAGATTCAGCGATGTTTTGTAGATAATCTTTGTCCATAGTACAGGTATAAATATAGCAGACATAACCTTACCCGTCAACATTCTATAAAACAAAAGGGGCACCCCGTAAGGTGCCCCTTGTTAATATATTATCGTTATGATGTTGGGAAACTTGCTCCCGTTGACATAATGTTGAAGTCTAGCACGATAAACTCAGCAGACTTGGTTGGCTTCAGCCAGATTTGACCATACAGAATGTTGCGGTCAACAAGGTCTGGTGTGTTATTGCTGTCGTCCATTACTACTTGGAAGGCATACAAACCACTGCGTTGCTGTACGCTCTCAAGGTATGGGTTGACAATCGCCAAGAACTTGTTACGAGTTGCGGCGGTGTTTTGTTCAAAGACCAAGTATCTTGCGGTTGAAGCGAAGAACTTCTTAATCTCAATAAGCAAACGACGGACGTTGATACGGTCCAGTGCGGACGACTCTACTTGGAGTGTCTTTTGTCCCCACACTGCAATACCCTGGCCTGGGAATGCGGCGATTGGATTGACACGTCCTTCGTAAAGGGTATCACGCTCGGTATGAGTCGTGCGATCTGTTACCTGAACTGCTTGAGGTATTCCACCACGATTCAAACCTGCGGCTGCCCACCATTCACCAGCGACTCTGTCGTTTGCAGCATAGACTGCTGGGATTACAACAGATGGAGGTACGGTTACGATTTGATTGATATTTGTATCCTTGATCTTAATCCATGGATAATAAGTTCCTGCATAGTTGGTATCAAACTCTGATGCAAGATTAACTACTTCATCGATCTGACCAGCCGTTGGGTTTCCATCGTCTTGATACAAATCTGGGATATAGAAACAGTCACCACGAGTCTCACACATTTCAACCACAAGGTTGGTAACATATGAGTGTAAGGAATAAATAATACCCGGCGTTACGATAAGGTTAATGTCAAACTCATCTGCATTGCCCAGAGCACCAATACACTGGTTGTAAGCAATCGAGCCTGCCGTTGTACTACTAGCACAATTCAAACCTTGGGTATTACCCGTAGTAATATCTGCACCAATATTAAGCGGAATGGACGGCGATTGACCGTCAAAGCCACCTTGGAATCCGAAGACGAACTTACGCATTTTGACATAGGTGGTTTCCTTAGTCGCATCATAGATAGCTGGAACTGCATTGCTTGCACTAATGTATGTTCCTATTGCTACGCCACTTGCAGAAACTTCATTGTCAAGAGCAAATACTGTATTAAGTCCAACTGTTGCACCTGATGGCACTGGGGCAAAATACTGAAGGTTATCTCTCCAGTGATCTTCACCCGTAGATGCCGTTGGATAGAGGGACGAAAGTTCAGCATCGGCTCCAGATGGAGCACCACCAAAGTCAATACCCGATGGGTATTTGCCTGGGAATAATCCATACACAGACGCTTTAGTAAATGCCATTGGATTACACCAATGTCCTATAGCACCATTTACCGGTACTGAATAAGCTTGGAATCCATATGGAACTACTGTAGTTGGGTATGGATTGGTTGCCATCTCAACACGAATGTACTTGCTGAGATTGTCATAGGTTCCGAACTCAATGATTTTACCATCGTATCGGATATAGTTGTAGCGATCACCAATCTTACGTGCAATGAAGTTTGGAGAAGTAGGATCAAGCGTCAAGTTATTAAACTGTTCAATAATTTTGACTTTCTTATCCGTATCACTATAATCACGCACAGTCAACGTGAACGTTCCCCAGTCGATTCCTGCAACGGTTCCCGCCAGTTTAACATTGGAGATTTCAATCTTCCAAGAAGTATTGGTATAGGTACCATCGGCCAGAGTCCATAGTTTGAACAATGGGAAACGAGTAGAAGACCCACCATTCCATGCCGCAATTTGTTGTGATACAATCCACGGAGTATAAGCATTAGTTAATCCATATGAAGAGTCTCCATTCAACAAGTCGAGCGACCATTGATCTGTAAAGTTCAGTGGCTCACCCGTCCATGCAGTCGAAGGCAGTGCAGTACCGTTTATACGCCATTTGGTGTTTTCGGTGGCAACGGCAGCAATATCATCTTCAAAAAGTTTGTAAATATACGCAGCTTCAAGTTTTGTTCCAGCCGCATATTGGTCTGGATCACCCGCCTGAGCATCAAACCCAAACACATTGGTAATGTATTTAATGCTCGATGGGTCCATTGAGAAGTTGTACTTTCCATAGGCACCATCAGCAGACTGAGAAAGCTCCAGAGCAAACTCAGAACCAACTACAGTTGTACCCATCGGACTTGGGCTATAAGATTGAGTAGAACCCAAGAATCCAGGAGCGTGCAACGTTGAATCTACACCGGCGTATTGGGTGTCTGCTAGGACTGCCAATACTTTGTAACTTCCACTTCCACCCGTTGTCCACTCTCCAGTGCAAGGATCAAATGTGTTACTTCCACTTCTAAATGTACCGGTGTAAGTACTCATACTTGCAGAAACAAATCCAGCAATGTTAAGCTTCAAAAGATTACATACTCCGTAAGATTGACTTATTTCAATTCGGCCCAATGGGAAGAATGCAGTATCCCATGGAGATGACATTGCAGATGCACTAACGAACGTTGCTCCGAAAATGTTTCCGACCAGCAATTGTTGTGCTATAATAGCATTAAACAATGATGCAGAAGTTGCTGAAGCGGAAAGAACATTCAATGATCCTGTGAAAGAAAATACACCATTAATATATCCATTGATGGTTGTTGAGTTATACAATACACTACCACTTCTTGGAGTACTTCCTGAAATACTCGAAACGCTTGTTTGATCGGCAGTCATAGCCCCGTAAGTCAGTGTGATAGAAACTGGTTGACTGACAAAATTCACAGATCCAGTATAAAACGGAGAATAAAACGACGATGTAATAGACTGAGTTATATTAGAAACCGTTGGTATTGCGCTGTATGATTCAGATAATAAACTTCCACTAATATAATCTCCATAGAAAGATCGAGTTATAGACTGCGTAACAGCAGTACTAATCATGGAAAACGTCATGGGTTGAAACCCAAGGGCCGCAGAAGAATTTCCATACGTAAAAGTAAGACTTGCAGTAGTAACATAAGAAGCAGTTGGATTCATCCATCCGGCATCTCCGCCCCGTGTCCAAGTTCCTTTTTCCGCCCAAATCACCCAGGGATAACTTTGATGATATCCAGTCAATGCCCCGACACGACAAACAGTTACAAACCCCTTTTCTTGAAGATATTGTTTCGCTGTATAAGGTCCGTAAAGTGTTCCATCAGCAGTGCCAAACTGGCTTTCTAACTCTGCCACACTTCGTACAAGTGTCGGGGAAAACCCAGGACCCTTGGCAAATGGAGCAACTATTACGCCTCCAATATCCGCCACGCCCTGTGCGATGCTTGAGAGGTCATTCTCCCGAGTAAAAACACCCGGGCTTACGATACGGTCATTTGGAGTAAATCTTCCACCTTCTGTAATTGGCATATGCTTATCCTTCTTTCAATATGATTGTTCGTCTAAAGAAAGTTCTTAGTTTCGTGTATAAATATCTCCCAAAATACCGAAGATGCAAATATTTATAGCGAAGTTAATGCCAGTTGATTATTCATTGGTAGGAGTAAATGTACCATCGGCAGGAGTAAATGTACCATCGGCCATATTTAAGTTTCCGGTTCCATAAGTCTTTACAATCTTATCTAAAAGGTCTTGTTCCATTTTTTGAAGTGTAACCCACTCTTCCTTGGTTTTCTTTTCTTTTTCTATATGCTCGGCAACTGCTCGATCAAAATTCATTTTTTCAACCCCAAGAAGACCAAATTTTCCAAGTGTATCTTGAAATTTTGTCTGGAGCATTTTTATTTCGGCTAGTTCGGCATCTGTAATTTTTACTGGTTGATTCATAAATAACTTTCCTTTGTTAATTTCTTGTTGTTATACATAGAGAGTTCCTGTTCAATCTATGCTAAATTGTTTAATCTATATATGCTACTCTTCTTCCCCATTTACCACCCGTTAAATCCCACGGAGTCACAACGTAGGCTCTTGCTATGTTTCCAAACTCTAACTGGATGCTATGCGGATTGACTGCGTCGATGTTTTCAAATCTGAATCCAACCCTGAAGCGATCACCGGCATTCCACTCTGCGAAAGCGGTATTCACATTGAACACATACACCACATCCTCAGCATCCAATACTCGACTATCGGTTGGTGATGTTGAGTCGTGCTCTGTTCCAGAGGAATCCACTCTAGCTATCGTGATGGACAGCTTAAGTTGATCGGTTGCGTCGTTGTACACGTAAACCCCAACCTCAAAGTCTCCATCTGCGCCATCGACTCCCGGTTGGCCGGAGCGGCTGTAAGCGTAGGATGTTTCTGTCGCTCCTGCGGCAATCGTTACAACTTGTATTCCTGCAATTGCCCCGTTGCGAACCAATGCTTTTGTAAAATCGTCGCCCAGGTCGCCGGCCCCAATAGCAGTTTCATTACTAATTGTGTATGTTGTCATATTGATAATTCTACTGTAACTGTCCAATTTTGTGGAGTTGACAATGTACCAATGTTCATCCTAACTTTATTTCCACTGGCCACTGTTTTTGAAGACGGATTAACATATGCTTCATAAGCACCACTCGTTATAGAAACCGTATCAATTGTTGTCGCAGAAAATGCAGTTGTAGCGGTTGATTTTTCTACAGTTACAGATTGGGCTCCGCCTGCTGTTGCAACTCTAAAGTTGATGCGTTTTACATTGTATGTTAAAGCGGTTGTTCCATCAGATGCGTATGGAACAACTAATTCCGCATAATCTGCTCCCGATGTTTCAGGAGTAAATCCAGAACAAAGAACTAATGTTTTTTGAATTGGAGTACTGTGTGCAAACGAAGCCGTAATGGCCCGACTTGATGTAATTGTTGCTGTTAATGTTGACGGGTCAAATTTTCCTTTGTTCGTTGTGAATGGACCCGTATATCCACTTTCTTCATCGGAGAACATTAACCAATAATTTCCAGCATCCGTTGTGGATACAACACTTACCACTTCTGCCGCATCGGCGTTTGGAGTGGTAGTTGCATAAGCAGCAGAAGTAGCAGTATTAGCTTTCAATGCGTGAGATGCACTTGTGGCTGTATCTGCATTACCATACAGGGCTCCATCAAAAATTTGTGCGATCAATGTATCATTGTCAACATTATATGTTAAGTTTCCATTGCCATAAATGGTGTTGCCTTGTCCAAACGTAGGTGAAAATATGACATAATACTCTCCATTAGCCGCACTAGTCACGGACAAATTAGCAGAATTCGTTGCATACTGTGCATTAGTAGCATTTGTTGCAAACGCTGCGGTCGAGGCAAACGCTGCGGTCGTTGCGTTTGTGGCTGATGTAGCCGTGGTGGCTTGGGAAGCAAAGTTCGCAACTGAAGCATAAGCAGCAGTTGTAGCGAACGAAGCACTCAACGAGTGACTTGCCCATGAACATGATGTTTGATATGTTTGGGTAAATGAAGCGTAAGAAGCAGTTCTAGCGTAAGAAGCTGTTGTAACGTAGGAAGCACTTATAGCGTTGTCAGTATTCAATGCATGAGACGCTGATGCTACAGCCCCAATAAAATTATTTGCAGCAATATCACTGTCAGATGTTATATCACCATTAACAAAAAGGTTATTATAGATATCCACATTACCATCAACTGTAAGTATAGTTGTCGGATCCCCAATTGTTGTCCCAATGAATACGTTTCCTCTATCACCATTGATTATTACTTTACCATCAGTACCGGGAGACACACCTTCCCCTGCTTGTAAAATAATATTTCCACCATTTCCTCCAACACCTTCATTCAAAGCACCACCTTTACCCGCCGTTATAGTAATTGGTGGAGCATCTTCGCCGTAAGTATAATACTGTGGGCAGGAAATGGTTAATCCTTTAATATATGTATTGAGTGTGGTAAAATCATTACTCCCACCACCACTACCAGCAGTTGAAATGCTCCACGGAAAAGCAGTACTTGCATACGCAGCAGTTGCAGCATTTGTAGCATTTGTAGCAGTTGCAGCATTTGTAGCAAAAGCAGCAGTTGTTGCAAACGATGCGGTCCTTGCATTTGTTGCAAAGGCAGCAGTTGTTGCAAACGATGCGGTCGTTGCATTTGTGGCTGATGTAGCCGTGGTGGCTGTAGAAGCATTATTAGCAACTAAAGCATAAGCAGCAGTTGTAGCAAACGATGCAGAAATGCTTGAAGACGCCCAAGAAGCAGATGACTGAATATTGATTGATTGTGTTACCAAACTAGTAATTGAATAGGATGCTGTTTCAGAGAATTTTGACCAAGATGCTGTTTTAGCATTCTCGGTGTAAGATGATGATAGTGCGTAGGTATCAATCTTAGAAAATTCCAGTTCACTGATACGAACACTTGCTGTAGTGTTTGTATAATTCGTTAACCACAATAACTTAATTTGTGCTGTGGCGGGTCTAAACTTTGTAGCAATATCTTCTTCCCAACCATCTGTTCCAGTAATTGTGTATTCATATTTTGACCATGTGTTTGACATGTTACCCCAAGTCAAATACGAAAATGTTGAACCGTATGTAGTATTTCTTACCGGAGTTCCTGCTGATAAAGTAGGGCCAGTCCATGCATTTGATAATGTAATCGCATTGTTTGCATCAATACCATTTTCGATCCAACTTCCACTGCCAGCAAGAGATTGATAAACATATGTTGACGATTGATTTCTACTGTATGTGTAAGATGGATATGGATAACCATTAGCAGCGGAATATGGCCACCACATAAATGTTCTGTTATAAAAGTTGTTTCCTTCATACCACCCAGTAGCATCGGTCAAATAAACGTATAAACTTCCAGATGTTAAATTTTGTGCTAATGTTGTATCGGTTGATCCAGGACTTCTATAATAATTCTCAAGTCCGACAAGATTCTCATCAGTATCCGCACAATAATATCCAATGTAATTGAAATTTGAAGATGTATATCCTGTTCCATCTAAATTACCAATTTTAATCCATTCAGAAAGATAATATTTGCTAGATGGATCCACAGGTATAAATTCATTTGCCGTAAAATAACCATATGCGTTAGTTGGTGCAAGAAATGAACCTATTCCATTATGTGAATCTACCGCATCGAATGTAAACTGAGAAAAGTTATAGTTATTTTTCATCAACCCAGAACCATTGGTTACTAGATTTTGTAACCGAGACTGAACATACAAATCAGATATTAGTGGACGTTCTCCATATCCAGTCGTTGAACTGGTGCAATAAACTGGAATGTAAGAAGTTATAGCAGTGGGACTAATATATAAACGTGTTGTATAATTTGTACGAATAAAATAAGTATTAGCGTCGGAGACAATGGAAGCGCCAGTGTATAACCACATATTTCCATATTGATCTTGTGGTCTTATCCAAACATTTCCATTGGCATTTTGTATTCCATAATCACTAGTGTTTGGAAATGAAATATTATTAGATACAAGTGTAGAACCACTAACATGTAAAGTATAAGAAGTATTTGGGATAGCAGTTCCTATACTAACTACCCCGCCCACAGCATTTAGTAAAAGTGGCTTGAATGTATTGCCCACCTCTATTGATTGAATAAATCCGAAATCTTGACCAGCAAGAGAACCGTATCCCAAACCAAGTCCCTTTTTTGGTGAGCTTAAAGAATTCAACCATAGTTGATCTGGGGAATATCCATAACTCGTATCTTTTGTGATTGTTAAACTAGCACTTGGAACGATTGTACCAATTCCAACATTACCCCCCGCTTGGATCATCATTTGGTTAGAGTTATTTTCCCTAAAATAAATGCTATTGCCTGATGAACGATTTATGAAAAGATCGGCACCTATGCCATACAAACTGTAGTTTGCAATTGATAAAGAACCGGTGTTAAAGTTTATACCGCCAGCATAAGTAACGTCGGATAGTTGTCCTATGTTTACATACCCGACACCAGCAGCCCCCTGTACAGTCAAAGTGGTGTGTGGAGTTGTTGTTCCAATACCCACATTACCATTAACACCCAATATTCTCATTCTCTCGGCATTTACTCCAGAAGCGGCGGTACTAAAAATCATGTCGAAATCGTAAGAATTAACTCTGGCTGTAGAAATTCTACCCTGTTGCCAAGAGAATTGAGAATTGGTCCAATCAATACCGGCAGATGTATTACCTAAAGATAGGGTATCATCCAATGCTAATAAAGAATGATATGTCGATGCTTCGGCGGGCTTAGAAATTGTTAATTTACTTCCCGGAGTCGTCGTATTCAGACCAATATTTCCAGAACTGCTTATGTAAAAAGAATTAGCCGGCGACCCACGTTCAATTCCAACAACGTTTTTAGCATTTGTATCATCTCTTATTACGAAATTAACAGTACCCATATGCCCAACCATCCACGTTCCTCCAAGTGTTGTAAATAGCATATTGGCATAATAACTATTCGCTGCAATTTGTGAAAAAGCCCCATATCCACTGTAAGCGTTTTGAACTATACTGGTTAAATCTGCTGCTGTGTTCTGGTAAACTCTCAGTTTATAAACATCGGGGTCTGTTATTCCAATAGCAACATTGCCATTTGAAGAAATATGAAGTCTATCAACTCCGTTTGTAAAAAACTCTAAATCAGTATTGTTAATGTTCTTTATTTGTCCATCGCCAGTGCCACCATCAAACCCAAGACTTAACACTCGTGCCGAACCACTACCCACAGTAAGTGTATTTACTCCAGAATTGTTTCTTATATCAACCTTTGAGTCATTGTCTTCGGTTGTTCCTACTGATAGTTTTCCAACCGCAGTTAAAGAAATGTTATCAAACTCAGCATAACTACCACTAGTGCCATAATGACCAACCAGAACTATAAACGAACTACTTGCAGCAGTAAAATATGCCGTTCCTGCTATTGGAGAAATTAAATATTGTGTCTCATAAAGTGTTAAGTTATCACTGATGCTAATTCCAGCAAAAACATAAGCTGTATTTTCGCTGTTATATACTAATTCCCAATCAAACTTATATCGTTGACCTACTATAAGACCGCTTGCAATAAACTGAGACCCGTATTGTGATGTGTTGAGAGTTGGGTTTGTTACTCTCAAACGACTGGCCGTAGCACTTAATACTGCTCCGTTAATTTGAGTCCACCCGTTAATATCTGATGTAAATGTTCCGTTTGTTATTAGGTTCGGTCCATCTAAAACAGTCACTTCTCCGTATGAAGTTACACCATAAGATGAAATTAATCCCGAAGCTGAAATTGCTGATGCCGTTATGTTCGTGACCGAAATATCTCCCACAACATCAAGCATTGCTCTTGGAGTTGACGTTCCAATACCAACTCGATTATTGAAATATTCGTATGGTTTATCATACACTGTTGTATCAGTGGTATAAACCGTTCCCATCGCAAATGATGCAATGTTTATAATTGATGTGTTCGCAGCAAATAATGTAATACAAACTCTCGGATTGTTAAGAGTACTTACTCTGTGAACTAATGTTAGTTTATATCGTGAGTTAGTGGAGTCCCACGATATCGGAGACAACGCATAATTATCACCAGTTGCACCAAGAACCTCCGTATATCTCGATTCGTTGGTGTATATGGTTCCTCCAGTAAACAAACCCACACCATATACTTTTTTGATATACCCAGTAGCGTTTTGAGAGTTAAATGTATCGGCTACAGTGACTTCAATTTTTCCTTGAAAATATTGTGTTCCCGTTATGTAAAAATCAATTTTTTCATTGGCTGTATTAGTAAAAGAAACTTGAAACTCTTTTGTAACGGATGTGTTTGATAATCTATAGTCGTCTCCCAGAACTTCGAGTTTATGGGTTGGAGTTGATGTTCCAATACCGACATATCCATTAGATGTCAATACAAACTGTTGTCCACCAGCGTCGAAACTGGTGTCACTTGCATACAACCTTAATGTTTTATCATTATATGTTCCAATGTTAACATAGGTATTCGGGTCTTTGAATTGTAATCCACAAACATTTGATCCTTCAATTCTTTGAAAGGCATTTATCCCATAAATATGAAGATTTGTTTCTGGAATTGTTGTTCCAATACCAACATTTGTTAATCCAGTTGCTAAATAAGATGCACTACCACGTCCAACCCAAGGATAACTTGAAGATAGTGAAGAAGACGCCCAACTTCCACTTATTTGCGTGGTTTGAGTAAATGGAGCATAGGATGCTGATATAGCAACGGATGCAGTTCCATAAAATAAAGATGCGGTTATTATACTACACGAAATATTACCTACAACATCCAATCTATTAACTGGTATAATTGTTCCAATACCAACCTTTCCAACGGAACTGGTAGGACATATTAAAACATTTCCATCAACAGTCGCATTGGTTCCAAGACCCGGAGATATGTAAATTGATGTTCCAGATCCAACTCCGCTGTTAAATGTAGGTAGTGTTGCTCCTTGAATATAAACATGTCCAGCATTACTTGCTGTACCAGCATTAAACCTACCCGTTTCAACTGTTCCAGGTGTTATAATAATATTTCCACCATCACCACAATAATTGAAAGTTGCTCCGAAAGTATCATTTCCCGAACCACCAGTTATAATAACATCGCCACCTTTACCAGCTTTTGTCGCTCCTCCGACAACATATGCATAAATGCCACCACCATAACCGGCGTTAATATTGACATTTGCTCCAACACTTCCAGTTTTATTGTTAAAATGAAATTCATTCCCACTTAACTTTCCAGTACTTCCGCCCGAACCAGCCAAAAGTTCAATCAACCCTCCAGCCCCCGGTATTGATCCTGATCCCTTAGCATCACCGCCGGCACCGCCGAAGAAATATACGCCTCCTGCATTACCACCTAAAATATTGCCCGACGCTGAGTTTGAATTATCAACATCACCACCATAACCGGCATAAAGTCTTATGGCTCCGCCATCGCCACCTTTACACTGAAAACTACCCGTTGCATAACCACCATCGCCGCCGTCGCCCACTTCTATATTAAAATCTCCGCCGGCCCCGCCTGCATTTCCATTACCTCCAATGACGTTTGCTGAACCACCATTACCAGTGTACAACTTTATTGCCCCACCAGCACCACCAGCACCAGTTGTTAATATATGTTTATTAGCACCGGTTCCACCATACAAAAATATTTCACCACCGGCAGAACCACTGTCAAATCCAGTTGATGCCTGTAAGTATAAAGCTCCACCTTTTCCGGTTGTAGTTCTGTTTGCGGTAGAAATAGTGGTTGAAGCAGAATTCTCAATAAATGTTACATTTCCGTTTAAGGTGAGAGGGGCAAGTGACGCTGTAGTGTTAATACTAGCGTTACCGCCTTGAACAATAAGTCCTTTTTTAATTACAAATTCGTTTGCCATAATATCTCTTCTTCAATATCCAAAGAGTCTTTCTTATAATTATCGTTACATGCTGGTTATATTAGCTTTTATTTGATAGATTGTTGAAGAAACGTTTTGAGCCGATATTACCGCATTGGAATCTGTTATTACAACGTTGAAATATAATCCGGTGGTATTTCCCAAGTCGGTGGTGGTTGTTTCAGTATGATTTATTGAAGACCCGCTCCAAATAGAAGTAATTGTTCCTGCTCTCATATTGGGGGATCCATTTGCAATGTAATTTACAAAACAACTATTAAAACTCGATGTAGGGATTAAAATCAATGATGTCGTGGCGTTTGCTCCAGCACTGGATGAAATAAAATAAGAAGACCCAAGTGAATTGTAAATATAACTTGAACTTAATGATTGAGTAGCAAATAAACTTTGAGTACTGAATAATGATTGAGTGGCAAATAAACTTTGAGTACTGAATAATGATTGAGTACTGAATAATGATTGAGTAGCAAATCGTGCTTGATTTACAATTATATCATAATATTGACCAGTAATTATAGATCCATTAACTACGTTAATTGCCCAACTTGCAGTTCCGTGAAATCCTACAGGAGTATTTGATGCAGAAAATGCTGAACCTGTTACATGTCCTGTGTTAGTAATACGAAATACAGGAATATCATTTTCGTCGGTCACTTTTATGTAATCCGATGCGATAGCATTTCCTCTAGTAAGATATATTCCAGTCCAATTATCTGGAGTTCCGCCCGCAACTGAATTATTTCTAATATATAATTTAGCTGGATATAACGCAGCAGTAGCTTCAGCAGCAATAGCTACTCTACTATCTCCGTGCATAGCTATTATATTATGATTTTCGTGTATTCCATCACCCAGACCATCATATAATCCAGATGCCGCTCCTTTTTGTCCAAAGTTAAATCCAATGGTGTAGTTTTTTAGATCTTCTGGTTGAGTATTACTATCTAACCCATAAAATCCCATTTCCCCATATGCTTGAAGAGGTTGGTGTGGGAAATAAATAACAAATGATTCATTTACAATTCCCGACGCAGAAGCAACCAAAAGAAATTTCCCAGGCCAATATCCTCCCAAGCCAGTCGAACTTCCACTATCTTCGAAAACAGCAACAATAGAATTGTTGAGTGGATATATTCCTGCGGGTCCATCTCCATATAGAGAATAAGGTATTGTAGAAGAACTAAGATCTCCAGTTGGAATTGGATCTCCAGAACCATTATCTCCCATTGTTGTTAAAAACCGACCCCCAACTGTTCCCAGTAATAAACTAGATCTTAATGACTGGGTAGCCCACAATGATTGAGTAGCAAATAAGCTTTGAGTACTAAATAAACTTTGAGTAGATACTAATGACTGGGTGGAATATAAACTTTGGGTACTGAATAAACTTTGAGTAGATACCAATGACTGGGTGGAGTATAAGCTTTGAGTACTATACGCCGACTGCGTTGCAATCAATGATTGAGTAGCAAATAAGCTTTGAGTAGATACCAATGACTGGGTGGAATATAAACTTTGGGTACTGAATAAACTCCTGGTACTATACAATGATTGTGTTGCATATAAACTTTGGGTGCTAAATAGACTTTGAGTACTATACAATGATTGAGTAGCTAATAAACTCTGTGTTGATTGGTTTGAAGCGATGGAATTAATAGCCCATGATGAGGTTCCCTGTAATGATGATGTAATACCACCAACAACAGTTTGACCACTCGTTCTACCATTTAGTAATAGATATTGTAAATGGTCATCGTCAGTGAGACCCGTCAATGTTCCGTGGTCAGCAGCCGTATATGTTCCACCCGAACTTATATTCGGTCTGTAATCCGTTGTATCTTGGATAACTCCATTACCATCGTAAATCACTCGGTAGAAGAGTTTAGCTTCATCCAATGGGAATGTCCCGTATGTTAACGACGCAGGGGTATTGTTTTGACGAGCATTATCAACTGTCGTATCAATTCTTTGACCCATTACAGAAATGATTCGTGTTGAATATCCATTACAACCAAATATCCAATATGCCACATAACGATTAGCTGCTACTGAAGCTGTAGATGTAAGATTATCATAAGCAATTCTACCTGTTCCATCACTTGCCGTTACCCATATGTTTGCTTGAAGTGGAGTGGTCAACATTATTGAACCACTGTGCCATATAATACGACACCTAGTTAAATTATTGTCATCGTAGAATCCGTTGTCGTCGTCGTAGAAGTGTCCAGCACCGATAATGAATTTTGGGTCTGAACCAGTATGTTGAAGAGGATATCCACTAGCCCATCTTGGACCGAAGGTTTCGTGTAGGTATTCCTGAGTCTGACCATCCATTTGAATACCATGTCGTTCATCACCAATGATATGATTTGTTCCATCCCAATAGAGAGTAGCGATTGGAACAGCATCCGAACTAATATCCCAAGTTCCTGTCAAGAAATAAGATAATGCTAATGTGGTTGGAGCATAATAAATGTGAGCCAGTGAACCAGTTTGAATTCCAGTCAACACTATACCTTCTGTATTTTTGATGTATTCTTTACCAGCAGAATATACTTGGAAATTTGTTCCAGAAATGGCAAATGTAATATTTGTTGGATTATAGGACAAGGTTGTTTCTGTTCTATAATTGGTGGAATGATATATTCCTGTTGGGTCTTTTCTCAACGAACCAAAGTTCAATCTTTCGTTTTGATAGAAGATAGCTCCATTACTTTCTGAAATTGGACTAAGAGAATAACTGGATGTAATTGATTTATTGGCCCACGACGATGTTCCATATAAAGATGCAGTAACATTAGATGCTGATATATTTCCTTGAACGTGAAGTGTTGCGCCGGGAGTAGCCGTTCCGACACCAACCTGTCCAACTGGAGTTACATTATATCCAAGAATGACATTACCATTATTATCTACTCCATTTCCACCACAGACATAAACATCTCCTCCATCACCTTCAATTCCGTTGGCAACTCCACCATGAAGGATTAAATCGCCGGCAGTGGCATTAAGAGTAGTTCCTGCTCTAATTTCCAAATCATATCCAATACCACCCACTTCACTGCTACCAACTCCAATGGTTTTGTTACCATTATTGTTTAGGGCAATGTCACCGTTTACTTGTAACATTACTGATGCGGTTGAAGTTCCAATGGCCACCTTTGAACTCGAATTTGTGTTATAAATGGTGTTACTACCAGATGCGACAGACCAAGGATAACTCGAACTCAACGAGTTTAATGAACTGGATGCCCATGATCCTGATGCTTGATACGTTTGTGGATATAAATTAGGAACATATGAAGCACTTAATGAACTAGATGCCCAACTTGCACTTGTTGATGTTAAAGGAACAAATGAAATTGAACTGGCAGTACTAGAGTTAGTACTCCAACTGCTTGTAATAATATAAATACTTCCTGTAATCAATGGTGCATAAGATGCAGATGTTGAAGCAAATGCGTAAGATGCTGAAATACTAGAAACAGAATTATCACTCCAAGAAGCAGTACCTTTTAACGAAGCAGTTACACTAGTTGCTCTAATTCTATCCTGTGTTATGTTAACAGATCCACTTGTAGCATCAATGGTTCCATAAAAATAACTGTTGGTTACATAAGACATTGATGTATGAATAGAAGCATCACCATATATGTCTCTGGTTATAGTTATGTTTCCATCTATAGTTACATTTCCAGCTACATCTAAAGTGGTTGCTGGTGATTTATTTATACCAACTTCTATTAAAGGAAAAATTACTTCAAATATATTGGTAGATGCCCAATCTGTTACAATATATTTTCCTCCATCCGTTATCCACATTTCGTTTGGAGTATATGGGTCAACGCTGAATCGAACTGGTTGAGATAAATCACCATTAAGAAGAACAACTATTTCTTTATCAGCATATTCAAGGCTGTAAACATGTGTTCCATCGGTAAATACCCCATAAGAACCATTTTGTAACCACGAGGAAGTTTCAAACGTTAAATCCGTTTTATTTATTTTCCAGATTACTCCAATTGTTTCATTGGCAACATAAAGATAATTTCCCAAAATACAACAATCATCCGTTGGAGTAGATGATACTCCCAATTTAACTGTGGTATAAGATAAATCAGAAGTACTAACTTTAGCAACATAACCAGTATCTGATACCGCATACCAATACTGTCCGACATCATCCATCTTACATGAATGAGCACCACTAATAACTACTGAGGCACTTGTCCAGGCCGAAGAAGATACCGTCGCCGCAGTGGAAGCGTCTATTTGTAAAAATGATGAAGTGTTTGTTCCATGTGCAGCTACATAAAGGTAATTTCCATAAGCACACATGGAACCCAAAGTTCCAAAAGCCGAACTGGTAAATAATGTTTGGATGGAAATATCATTGGGGTCAACTTTGAGTATTCCCGTTACTCCCATGAAATAGAGATACCCCGTAACTGAAGAATAAACAGCTTCCGCCAAATATCCAATTGATGGACTGCAAGAAGCAGTAACAATATTTGTTAAATCTGTATCTGGAGTTGAAAGAGCATATATTTTATCCCCCCACGTTCCAGCATAAAGTATGTTGTTAATTTTAATAGTTGCATGAGGATTTAATAACGTAGTATCAAAAACCTGATTGATAATTCCATTATTTATTGTCGTTTCTGATGCGGCAATTGGTTCAATAACCAAACCGTTGATGTGTTGAGCTAAGTTTGCAACCAAAGAATAACTTGAACTTATTGATGCTGATGCCCATGAACCTGATGATTGATATGTTTGTGGATATAAATTTGGTACCCACGATGCACTTAAAGATTGTGAGGCCCAACTTGCACTTATTGCTGTTGAAGGGACAAATGAAATTGAACTGGCAGTAGCAGAATTATTACTCCATGATGAAGTAATCGTGTAAGTATTTCCTGTAACCAAAGTATTTTGTTTAGCAGAAGATACTGAAGCACTGTAGTTAGGTTCTACTGGAGCATATGAAGCACTAAATGATCTTGAAGCCCAACTTGCACTTATTGTTGTATTTGATGTTAAAGAATAACTCGAACTTATTGATGCTGATGCCCAAGACCCAGATGCCTGATATGTTTGAGGATATAGGTTAGGAACATAAGACGCACTCAACGATTGAGATGCCCAACTGGATGAAGCATAAATTATTTGTGCTGGATAATAGGAGGCACTCGTAGCAAGTGAGGCTGTCAGCACATATAATGTATTGGTTAACGTATTTTGTTTGATAGAAGATATACTTGCCGAATAAGCAGGTTCCACTGGTGCATAGGAAGAAGATATGGATGCACTGGCCCATGAACCTGATGCTTGATATGTTTGAGGATAAAGATTAGGAACATAACTTGCTGATATACTAGCGGAAGCCCAAGAAGCACTCGTTGCGGTTAATGGTACAAACAATATTGAACTTGCAGTTAAAGCATTATTACTCCACGATGAAGTAATAGTATAAGTGTTTCCTGTGACTAATGTATTTTGTTTACCACTTGCTATACTGGCACTATAAACAGGTTCTACGGGAGCATATGATGCTGAAATACTTGAGGACGCCCAGCTTGCACTTCTTGCTGTATTTGATGTTAAAGAATAACTTGAACTAAATGAGGAAGAAGCCCACGATGCACTTATAGCAACATCAGATATTAAAGAATGACTTGAACTAAATGATGCTGATGCATAACTCGAAGATTCATGATAAACAGTTACATCATAATAGTTGGAATAACTAGCAGTAATCGCCGAATAGGCCCACGATGAACTTACAGCCCACGACGATGTTATTGGATAAGTGGCTCCAGTGACTAATGTATTTTGTTTAACGGTCGAAACACTAGCTGAATAAGCAGGTTCCACTGGAGCATAGGATGCTGATATGGATGCACTGGCCCACGAAGCTGAATCCGTTGAAGGAATTACTGGC